TTGTTAAATCAAAACCTAAATCGTGACAAGCAATCCCGATTGAAAGGCTACCAAAATGGGTGTCTAAAATTGTGTCGCCCTCTTTTGCATATTCATTTAATACCCACTTGTATAACTGTATTGGTTTTTGGCAAACGTGTATTCTATCCTCATTGCCTTTGTCTTTGTTAAAAGAAACTTTCTTTGCGTTTTTATCAAATGATGTTAAAGCAAGTTCAACATTACTCATTGAGCGCATCCCATCCATATAAGGTTTATGCCACGCAATAAAATTTCTACAATTAGGCAAGTGTTCAATAAAGTAATTTCCGCCAAAAACAATCCAATTTTTACTTACTCTAAAAAGTTGCTCCCAATATTCTTTTGTTGGCGCTTTATCCCAATCAGCGCCTTTCCCTTGCCATTTTACACTCCATGTTCCGCCAGCAGTTAATTTTTCTCCTAATCCATACGGCGGATCAACTATCGCCAAATCAAACTGCTTATCCTTAAAAGTTTTCATCACTTCCATACAATCTGCATTGTACAGCTTTATATTTCCTAATTGTTCAAATTTCATATTATCATACTTTTAAAATGGTAAATCATTCTCTACCTCCTTCTCTACCTCCTCCGTTATTTTTCCGCTCTCCCTATCCTCAAGGCTCAGCTCATTATATAATTCTGTTGCCTTTGAATAGCAGTCGGATGTCCTGTAATTTGAAGGATTACTTGCCACCCTGAAATCGTTAAATATTTCTTCCATTGCCGAGCGAACTGCTTGCTTTTGTGACGTTGATGGTTCGTTCTTGTAAATCATTCGTGCTATCTGAACAGGTGTCACATACGTTTTACCGTCAGGAAAGAACTCATCCCTTCGTAAAATCAACTCATTTATTACTTCATTCATATCCCTTGTTCCTGCACCATCTGCAAATTCGAACGAGTTGTACCACTCTTGCCAATCCTCTTCAGGCTCTGCATTTATGCAAAAATCTTTCCAGATAGAATAAATCTCCTTGAATGATATTTGCTTAGGTTTTTTATTCATCTCAATAACATAGAAACGTCGTTCGTTCTTATCCTGAATAAAGTCAGTAGCTGGTTCATTAGAGGTGCAAAAATAGTACCGCTTAACTGGTATAGTCTTGATAGACTTGTATTTTTGGTTGTACCTTGTTGTGTCCGATGTCAACGCCTGCTTCACCCCTCCGTATGTTTTACTCGCATCTTTCGGCATTGCCTCATCTAATAACACCGCATTGCAATAAGCCGATAATGGCAGTTCATGATCATTGTACTGCAGTTCCGCTTTTAGACTGCTTTCGTACCTCCCGAAGTTATCGAACTTGTCCCCATTTAGGATAGTTACTATCGCCCTTGCAATGGTTGTCTTACCTGTCTGCTTCTCCTGCCCCCACAAATAAATTGACTTGTTCATTGATGGGTTGTGGTTTTCGTGCCGTGTTTGACAAACGAAATACCTTAGTGCATCAATATCCTTGTCTGAGAACCCCCAAATAGCCTTTGCTTTTTCACTTGCTTCTTTAAATTTTTGCTTATCAGGTCCATTTCCAAACATTTTGGCTACCCTCTCATTTAAGAACTTACGTGCTAAGATTGTGTCCCAAGTAACCTCTGATATGCTTTCAGCTTCTGAGTGATGTTTGCCCCTCCTATCAAGTGTTTGTGCCAGATAATAGAAGTTTGTTAGTGGTGGAAATTCATCCATTTTCTTTTTGTCCTGAAACGCAGGATCCACTATTGTACGACGCATGGCATTAAAAAGCCTCTCATACAATTCTTTTTGCGAATCAACACGCAACGTCTCCGCCCACTGTTGAAGTCCTCCAGCATGAACTATATCGACTATTTCGTGATGAGGCAAATCAAATGTTGACTTACCCATACGAATAAACAGCTTTTCATAGCTCTCGCCCTTTGCTGGTGTCCAGAACATTATCTCTGCAATCTTTTTGAAATCATGCTTGATAGTGCCGTTGGTGTGTGGCTCTGGTTGTATTTGTTCTGCTAAATCTTGCTCTAACTTCTTCTTTGCCATGTTATGGATTATTACTTTTATTATGATTGATCACAAATATAGTTATAACTTTTATAGAAATCTATTCTATTATAGTTTCAACGCTTCTTAGCAACTGCCATTTTACATCATGATGTAATTTGGTCTTAATATCGCTCCACGTTTGTTGAACCGTGTTAACTCCTACGGTTTTATTTCTTATTACGATAGATGCATTCCAATCTCTATCTTTTACAACTCCACAGTTTTGGCAAACAAAAGTTCTGTCAGACAACATCATTGTTTGGTTGTGCCCGCACTCCGAACACTCTTTTGTTGAGGGTTCAAACCTATTCAAAAGCTTAACCTCCATTCCGTATTTTTGTTGCTTATAGGTTATGAATTGCTTGAGTTTAGCCATCGAAGTATCAGATATTGATTTAGACAACCTTCTATTTTTCACCATCCCTTTTATATGTAAATCCTCCATGCCTATTTCATTGAAGTTTTCTACAATGAATTTGGATACATTATGTAGATACCAATCTCTCCTATTAGTTATTGATTGATGTATCTTGGCTACTTTTCTTGCCTGTTTCTCATATCTATTGCTTCCTTTTTTCTTTCGAGATAAATGTCTTTGTGCTTTAGCTAATTCACATTGGCTCTTTGTAAATACTTTAGGGTTGTAAAACTGTAACCCATTAGACAAAGTCGCTATCTCTTTAAGTCCTAAATCTATTCCTACATTTTCTTTTGATTTTTTATTTTTAACTTCTTGTTCTATTTCAAAATTTATCGAAGCATAATACTCTCCAGAAGAATTTCTACTTACCGTAACTGACAAAAGTTTTGAGTTAATTGGTAATTCTCTTTCCATTACCATTTTTACGAACCCTATTTTCTCCAATCTTATTCTACTGTCTTTAATTTTGAATTTTTGATTAGGTAGTCTGTATGATTGTTTATTTTTTTTAGATTTAAAATTCATCCTTCCGATTAGAGATTTTCTATTTTTATTGAAGTATTGTTTTCTTGCTTCATCAAAATCTCTTTTCTTTTGCTGCAATGCAGCAGCACTAACTTCTGACAACCATTCAAATTCCTTTTTTAATTCTTTTTGTGTCTTGAATTCAGGAGAGGGGTTTGATTCTTTTTCGTATGAATTAAAACCTTCAACTAAATTATTCCAATAAAACCTAACACAACCAAAAGTTTTATTTAATAACTCTTGTTGTTCACTATTTGGATATAACCTATACTTATATGATTTAATTACATTCATTACTTAATTTCATCCTTACATAAGCCGAGAGAGATATGTTTAACTCTTTAGCTTTTTGTTCTAATTTTTCCTTGAGTTCTTTTGAAACTCTTATTCTTATTTCTTCTTCCATGCTACAAATATACTACATTGTTACGACATATCCAAATATCTAAACAAAATTATTAACCAAATTCATCCCACGGTTGAAACATATTGGCTTTCATTAATCTTTTCAGTTGCCAAATATAAATCTAATATATCGTCCCCCTCTTTCAAGATCCCATCTTCAACCGCCTCATCTACTGATATATCCATTTCAGGAAGAAACGCCCTTGTTTTTCGCTCCCATTTCTCAAACTGTCCGTTGTCTGCAAATACCTTATCCAGGCGTGGTAATTCAAACAGTCGTTCATCATTAAGCATCTCACTCCCTCCGCTTGCTATCCATGTGTACCCGGGCTCAAAAACACTCATAATAATAGCCGTCTTCTCACTCTCGCAAAGTGCTACAGGCTTGTCAGGTGATGTTAAATGAAGCCCAAAAAAGCATTGACGGTAATTGAAAT